CGCCAATGACGCTACACCCGCCTGGACATCTTTGGGTACAGCACCTGATACTAACATCACTAAGGTACGCAAAGAGAATTACACTTTTACTGGCACAAAGAAGATCGTGTTCGTTGATGGCGTTAATTACCCCGCATACTATGATGTAACAGCAGGTACTCTAACGTACCTTACAGGTTCAGGTACAGGGAATGCATCTGTAGAGAATGCTTCATTTGTATTACTTTATAAGAGTACCTTATTCTTTGCAGTTGGTACTGAGTTAGTTTTTACAGCACCTTATGCAGACACAGACTTTAACCCTGCTAATGGTGCTGGTTCTATCAATGTAGCCTCTACCATCACAGGTATGGCAGTGTACCGTAATAGCTTAATCGTATTTTGCAATGACAGGATTGTACAGATTAGCGGTTCTAGTGCTGCAGATTTTACATTAAACACAGTAACAGATGATATTGGTTGCTTAGAGCCTGATACAATACAAGAAGTCGGCGGTGACGTAATGTTCCTTGCACCTGATGGTGTCAGGACACTTAGTTCCACAGAACGTATTGGTGATTTTGGTCTGGACGTTACTTCTAGGATTATACGCCCTACGCTAAATAAACAGAAAGCTACAGCCACAAGCTTTACGAGCTATGTTATTCGTGAGAAAGCACAGTACCGTTTGTTTAGCTACGCTTCTACAGAACGAGCTAATGTTGCTAAGGGTGTATTAGCTACAAAGTTTATTGACCAGGGTGGGCAAGGCTTTCAGTGGGCTGAGCTTAAAGGTTACAAAGTATACGTATGCGATTCTTTACTAGTAAATGACATTGAGCTTATTTATGCAGCTAACGAAGATGGCTATGTGTATAGGCATGAAGTAGGTTCTAACAGGGATAGCAATAATATTGACGCTATCTTTGAGTCTGCTTACATGCCAGTGAATGACCCGCAAGTACGTAAGACTTTTTATAAGCTAGACTTGTATCTTAAACCAGAGGGTCTATTTACCTGTTCTGCTAGTATTAAACTAGATAGAAATGATGCTAATGTAATACAGCCTGCAGCGTTTACTATTACGGGTACAGGCGGTGGTGCAGTATTTGGTTCTACAGAGTCTATCTTTGGTACATCTCTGTACACCAGCCCAAATGATGAGACATATAAGAACAACCTGATAGGTTCAGGAAAGACTGTTGCTCTACGTATAGAAGACAATAGTGCCAATGCAAGCTTTACTCTTGATACCGCTATTCTAGAGTTTACTACAGAAGATAGACAGTAAGGATAAAACATGGGTACAGGTTACATACGTACTGACACAGCAGACAACATAGCTAATGGTAATGTTATTGACGCTGATGATCTAGACACAGAGTTTAATGCCATAGAGGGTGCTTTTAATAGCTCTACTGGTCACACACATGATGGCACCTCTTCTGAAGGTGCTCCTATTACTGTAGTAGGCCCAACGCAGGATATTGTTGTTACAGCTACTATCATGCGCCCTAAGACCACTAACGTGCTTAGCTTAGGTACAGATGCAGTTCGATACAAGGACATCTTCTTAGAAGGTAATGCTGATGTAGATGGTACGCTTAACGCAGAAGGCGCTGCTACACTGCAGAGCACTCTTAACGTAACAAGTAACGCTACTATTGGTGGTAACCTCACTGTAACAGGCAATGCTACTATTGCAGGTAATACGACACTAGGTAATGCTGCTACAGATACCGTCTCCTTTGTTTCTGACGTTGCATCAAGCATCTTACCTAGTGTGGACGATACGTATGACTTAGGTGCTGTAGGTGCTGAGTGGCGTAACCTATACATTGATGGTACAGCCAACATCGACACTGCTGCAGTAGACACTGCTAATATAGCTACTTTAAATGTTACAAGTAATGCTGATGTAGGCGGTGATCTTACTGTTACAGGTACTATTAATTCATCCATCACTGGTAACGCAACTACAGCAAGCACTCTTGCTACAGCACGTACTATCACCCTAGGTGGTGATGTATCAGGTGCCGCTAACTTTGATGGCTCATCTAATATTACTATTACTACAGTTATTGCTGATGACAGTCACAACCACACTATTGCTAATATAGATGGTCTGCAGGCTGAGTTAGACTCTAAGTCAGGTAATCTGAGTGACTTGGGTATTACAGCGAACATAGCAGAACTAAACATTCTAGATGGTGTTACTGCTACAACAGCAGAACTAAACTTTGTGGATGGAGTAACATCAAACATCCAGACACAACTTGATGGTAAACTTACAAGCTTCGCACTAGAAACTTACACAGGTGATGTTGACATTAATGGCGAACTTGTGGTAACATCCTATAATGAAACATACCAAACTGTTTCTTCGTCAGGCGGTAGCACAACGATTAACTGTGAAGCAGGTAATGTCTTTAGTCACACACTAAGTGAGAACACTACGTTTACCATTAGTAATCCACCTGCAAACGGTACAGCATACGGTTTCTCTTTGAAGATTACACAGGATGCTAGTGCTAGTGGCTATACTGTTACATGGCCTGCTGCTATATTATGGCCTAACTCAGATCAGTATCAAGCTACTGGTGTACCTAGGCTTACGAGTACAGCATCTGCAGTAGACCAGTTTGTATTCTACACACATGATGGCGGCACAACTTGGTACGGCTTTACAGTAGGCAAGAACTTAGGATAATATAGAATGAGCAATATTAAAAAGCTAATGATGTCTGGTGCTGCTGGAGGCGGTGGCCTTGATGTGGATGATGTATTTGAGACTTTTCTATGGACAGGCCAAGGCTCATTTAGTAATACTAATAATATTGATATGAGTACTGAGGGCGGTGCAGTATGGATAAAAAACAGAACATATGCGTCAGGAAGAGATTGGCGTTGTTTTAGTACGGGTTTAACTAGCTTAGGCCATCATTTAATACAAAACTCAACTTCTGGTGAGCAAAACTTAGGTAGTCAAGGTATACAAAGTTTCAACACAGATGGTTGGACTCTTGGTTCAGGTAATAGTGAAACAAACGCTAGTGGTTGGGGGGATTATGCAGCTTGGACATTCCGCAAAGCCCCCAAGTTCTTTGATATTGTGAGGTATACGGGGAATGGTACTTCTGGACGTACTGTAAGCCATAACCTTGGTTGTGATGTGGGTTGTATAATGATCAAAGACATCAACAACGCAAACAGTTGGGTTACATACCATAGAGGGGTTGGAGCAACTAAATACTTAGAATTAAACGGTGATTCAAGTAGTTTAACTGCTTCTTGGATGTTTAATAATACTGATCCGACAAGTTCTGTATTTACTCTTGGTAATAATGTTGCCGTGAATTACTCAGGTAGAGAATACGTTGCCTACTTATTCGCCCACAACGATGGTGACGGTGAGTTCGGCCCCGATGGTGATGCTGATATTATCAAGTGTGGGAGTTATACAGGTAATGGTATAGCAAATGGCCCTGAGATTGACTTGGGGTTTGAGCCACAGTGGGTTTTAATAAAAAAAACTAACCTTTCTAGCGACTGGGTTTTAATGGACAGTATGCGTGGTATCACTACTGGTGGTTACGATGCTTTTCTCAGACCAAACCTGCAAAGCACAGAGGTGTCTGACGAATTAATTACGCTACAGCCAACAGGATTTAAACTTGCGTCTAATAGCTCTCGTGTAAACTCCAGCGCCGCCAGTCCCAATTATATCTACATAGCAATCCGCCGTGGCTCTCTGTTCCCGCCTGAGAGTGCGAGTGATGTGTTTGCTATTGATCAAGGCGGTGGATCATCTAATCCTGCTCTTGTATCAGGGTTCCCAGTAGATATGGCTATTAGAAACTATACCACAGGTAATAACCACGATATAGCTAATAGACTTTCGGGGGGTAGGATGTACACTGATATTACCAATGCGGAAGATACTTATGGCTCTTTCGACTACAACAATGGATACCAATTCCATTCATCTCCCACTACTGCTGAGTACCACTACATGTGGAAACGTGCGCCGGGATACTTTGATGTTGTAGCCTATGAGGGAGCTTACCCAGGCTCACAAGACATAAGTCATAACCTTGGTGTTGCGCCTGAGATGATGTGGGTAAAAGCTAGAAATGCTTCGGCTGGATGGAAGGTTTATCATAAAGACTTAAACTATCAAGGGGCAGGTGACACTTCATCTTTGTTGTTTTTAGAAGCGAACTACGATCAAGATAGTAGTACTAACATTTGGGGAACAACTTCACCAACAGATACAGTCTTTACTGTAGGTAACCCTAATACAAACAACAACTATTCCTACATAGCCTACCTCTTCGCAAGCCTTGATGGTATATCTAAGGTGGGGAGTTACGTAGGTACAGGCACTACACAAACGATAGATCTTGGGTTTGCTCCACGCTTTTTTCTGACTAAAGGTGCAACACAAAATGGTCCTTGGTATGTAGTTGACACGGAAAGAGGCATTGTGGCTGGCAACGATCCATTACTTGCATTAGAAGACGGATCGGCGCAACTTACAAGCTATGATGTTGTTGATCCTATTGCTAATGGAATACAAATAGTTAACAGTTCTCTTAACGATAACGGGCAAACCTACATCTTCTACGCAATCGCATAACCGCATACGCAATATAATCAAGGTCATATAAGGAGAATCAACTAATGACTGAATATCGTGACCGCACAACTGGTGAGCTTAAATCTCAAGGCCAGTTACGCAAAGAAAACCCTAACATGTCCATGCCTAAAGTGTGGACAAGTAATGTGTTTGACGCACTGAATGTTGACCCTGTGCTTCGTGCGCCTAAGCCTACGGATGGCATTGGTGCATACCAATCAGTACGCCGCAATGGTGTCGTGCAGGATGCTCTTAACAACTGGGTTGAGGCATGGGAAGTTGCTGACATGTTCAGTGACACTACAGATGAGGATGGTGTAACAACCACCAAGGCTGAACATGAAGCTGCATACCAAGCACGTCTTGATAGTGATGCAGCAGAGCGTAACCGCACACAGCGTGATACGCTTATTGGTGAAACAGACTGGTGGGCATCTTCTGACTTGACTATGACTGCTGCACAAACAGCATATCGCCAAGCACTTCGTGATATTACAAGTCACGCCAACTGGCCCCACCTTGAAGAGGCTGATTGGCCTACTAAACCATAGAGCGTAGGTTATGTCTGACATTAAGCTAACTACAGAAGAGCTAGAAGATATGCTAGATCGTTCAGCTAAGCGTGGGGCTAAGTTAGTCCTACGTGAGCTTGGCTTGCAGGATGAGACAGCTGCTGTAGACATCCGTGAGATCCGTAGCTTGCTTGACACTTGGCGTCAGACACGTCAGAGCATATGGAATACATTTGTAAAGATAACTACTGTTACTGTGTTTACCTTCATTGCTGCTGCTATATGGATGAAGATAGGTAATTAATAAGGACTACTATAATGGCTAAACGATTTGGTGGGTTTACACCTGAACAGATGGGTAAGATTATACCTGAGATGCAGGGTATGCAGGCTGATGAGCAGGCTAAGTTCTTAGCATCACAGCCCGGTGCTGCAGCACGTGTAGGTAAGATGGCTGAACTAGCGCAGAAGCGTATTGGTAT